TTATATATCTTATCGGTTTGTTGTTCCAGTCCCTGAGGTTCAAACCCTCCATTAAGATCAATAAGGTCGTTCATAACATCATAGGGAATAACATCTTCATTAGTCTCGTCTATGGTAGAATTAAGGAGATAATCAATCGCTTCTTTCTTTAAGCCAATATCTGCTTTAGCGAGCATTTCTGTTGCTTGCCTCATTTTGGTTGCATTACCCTTAACTTTATTAAGTTTCTTGGTAACAATTTCAGCAAGTTTAGCATTAAGTTTTTGAGTAGTGGCATTTTGAAGTTTATTAGGAGTTAATCCTGATATGGCTCCCACATTAACTTCAGGATCTTGTAATAATTCTAATGCTTCTAGAGTAGGCTTTCTTAGGTCATCTCCCTCTTCTTTTTGCTTTCTTTTGAGATTAACAAAGGGAGCGTTTCTTCTCTCCGTAGCCTGCTGTCTCCTTAAATCTAATGCCTCTCTTTTTAGATCATCAGCAGCCTGTTTACTCTTATTTTTTGATCCCTGTGCTAATGATTGCGCAAAATTAAGAGATTTTGATTTCGGTTTTATGGCAAGAGACTCTATCTGTGGTTTTTCTATAGGTTGTGGTGCTTGTTGTACCGATTCCGGTTCTCCTTGTCTATTGCCTAATATCCCGAAAGGAGACTGTGGGCCAAATTGTTGTTCTAATCCCTGTAGTTGCAATGCACTAGGATTAGTTTTCAAAATATTAAGAAGTTGTTCCATATCAGGTTGGTTTAACTGAGGAATATTTAATTGCTGTTTCTGTTGTTGTATTGGTTCAAATTGCGATTCCGGATTCTGCTGTTGCTGCATTTTCTGAATAAGGTCTTGCTGATCCTCTTCTTCTTCGTCAGGAGCAAGTGACATTAATAATTCATTAAACTTTTGAGGATAACGCTCTTGTAACTCAGCAAGCAATTCTCCTTTATTACCATATCCACTCTTACCTAATAAATTAGCAAAGTTAGATTTCTTAACAGACTTCATTTTAGAGTCTATAAGCGCAGCAAGACCTTCTCCCAAACCTGACCCTAAAGATCTGCCTAAAAGAGCGCCTGATGATTCATCTCGTATCATGATTTATCCTTTTGCTTGTTTAGGAGCCATTTTATTTGCTTTGTACTGCTTATATAATTCAGGACCATTCTCAATAAGCTTAGGAATCGCTTGGCTTTGCAATAAACTTGCTAATATATTAGTCCCTGTACCATGTTGTGTCGCTTTATAATCAGTATTAAATGCAGGTTTTAATCCAGTATTTAACTGTTGCAATGCATTTTGCTGATTTTGTTGACCATATTGCGACCCTAATGCGGCAAGTGAGGATTCTAATCCCGCTCCTGCTTGTCCCAACTGAGATGCAAATGATGGTGAGCTGAGTGCATTATTACCACCCGCAAATGAAGTGAACCTTTCTGCAAGAGAAGGTATTGTATGATTCGCAAACTGCGTTCTCGCATAGTCCTCTAAAGGCTTAAATCCCTTCTGAGGGTCCTGCAGCTGCCCCATCCCATTCTGCAATAAGAAATCCAATATAGACTGCTCTTGTTCATTGGCTGCGGTTAATCGTTCAGGGCCGCCCTCTTTACCACCTCCACCAAACAGCGCGGCTAATATTCCTGCTAAGCCTCCCACTCCCGCTCCTACTGCGGTCCCCCATCCGGGCACAAAAGAAGTCCCTATCGTTGCGCCTGTTCCTGCTCCTCCCAAAGCCCCCGCTCCTAAGTCGCCCCAATTAATAGCCATACTATCTCCTTAAGTTTTTATATATTCCAATACTACTAATCCATTAGTAAACGTAACACCACTCGAGTTATTAATCACCACTTGAGTACTCGTCACAGAGGTATAAATAGCTGCCGAAGGATTGGCGTAATTTATAGGATAACCCACAAGAGTTGTCTGGTTTGTCAGTGAGCCATCTATCATTACCCACGTCCATGAGCTAGAAACAGGAAGGTTATGATTTATACTCGTAGTTCCTGCGCCTACGGGTCCCGTAACGATCATTGTTCTATAGCCAGGCCTTTGATCATTGGACCCATTAAGCGAATAAATTTGACCTGTAACGAACTCATAAGTGGTGTATAATGCACTGTCCTTACCATTGAGTGAAAGAGCGATGTTATTGACCGTTTGATAGAGCCTCACAAGAAGCTCCTTAAACTCAGGACTGCGAACATCAACTTCTTGTATTTGTTGGACGTCCCATACGTTAGTAGTGGTAACAAAAGCGCCTGTATGAATAAGTTGTGAGGTGATGTATGCCATTATTGGAACCTCATGGTAGTAGGTTGAGCGTATATGACCATTGCATGGAGCTGGAAATCTTCGTCCATTAACGCAACATTAGTCATCTGAGCGTCTGTCATAGTAAGTTGCATTTGTATAACTTCACCTTCAGCAAGAAGGTACACAGGGTGCCAGAGGCGCACTTGATTTTGTTCGAATTCTACAGGGGCTGGAACGCCGTTGGCTGCGGTGTAGGGAAAAGTCTCGAGAACTCCTGTGCCTAGTGTTACTCCGTTATAAAGTCCGTCCTGCAACAAGGGCGACGTCGAGGTTGAATCATAAAAATTAACCGTTAATTGTCCTGCGCCTGTCTTATCAACCATGAAATCGACTTTAGAAACATAGGCATTCCTACCATCTTTAGCGTAGAAGTTATATTCCTTGGTTTGTATGTCTAATTGACTAACGCGAGCCGCTAGGCCACCGCCAGCATAAGTTCCGGTAAAAGGAGCAAGGGGACCTATTTCTATAGTGTTAGCGTCTATCACTCCAATAACTTGGAATATCTGACCGTTCAGGCCATTACTACTATCACTCCATGATATATTAGTAATATAAAGAAACTCACCTTGTTCCACAGTGTGATTAATAATAGTTAGTTGCGTAGCGGGATTAGTTATAACATTACTGATCTGCAGAACAGGAGCATTAGAAGTAATGTCCGCATCACAAATGAAGGTAAAACCTTGTTGGTTGCCTGCAATAACTTGCCTAAAGAGCAACTGCACTTCATCACTATCCCAAGGGACAGAATCGTCCCACGTTACATCAGTATTTGACCAGGTAATACCATTCTGCGGGTTAAAATATCCAAAGCAGGTAATACAATCCCAATTAAGAGCCCAGGTTCCTGTCTTGTAGTTGAATACTAAGACTCTATTAGGGAAGTAAGAGTCAGTAGAAGTATCAGTGTTAGGATAAGTCCAATAGACTTGCTCAACGAAATAGTCCCGTATACCATAGACCCGGTAAATACCATTGTTTGCATTAGAGACAGTAAAAACTTGATCTGGAATTTTATCATCGATGCGCTCCACGTTAGAACCGTTACAGGCGTGCACACCAACGTTACCAACGCATAGTGCTACTTTGTCAAAAGGAACCACGGAGAATGAAGATTCAGCCCCTAATTCAGTATTAATCTGCTGCCATACAAAAGGAAGTACTTGGTTGCCGGTGTAAACGACTTCCCATGTGGACTGTTCAAAGAACACAATAAGACGATCTTTCACGAACTCCACGGTGTTTATAGATTCTACCGTAGGAGCATCTATTGCGCCTCCTCTTCCTGGTATGCTTTGCAGCCATGCAGCAGGATCTAATACGTTTCCTATCTGAGAAAAACGACATCTATTAACATAAGGAAGACCATTCTCTACGGTATTGAGGAGTAACAGGCGATTTTTAAACACGACTATAATAGCTGCCGTGTTAACGACATTACCATCAGTAAAATATATCTGACTCGTTGCCGCAGCGCCGGTGAATGTATAGGCGCCTGTTGATGTATTAAATGTCCCTGTCCCTACCGCAGCAGAAGAGGTTAATGAAGCAACGGTTAATGCCCCACTAGTAGCGGTAACGGTGAATATAGTATTACCAATAATAAATGACTCACCTATAAATCCGGACCCTCCCGCAACGGTGCCTGAGGCGTTCCCTGAACCATCAGTTATACCAACAGCCGCTCCCCCCGGGAGAGAAATAGTATCATAATTGAATATTGCTTGAACCCAGGTAGGATTACTCGTTCCATAGTAGCGAATACCGTCGGGGATATTGAAGTTAGTCACGAAAAAAAGAGTATCTGAAGCATTTGCAGCAGTCCAGGTAGCTCCCCAGAAGAACTGGGAATCACTTCCTGTCCATACATAGGCTCCTGAGCTTATATAATTCCATCCACCATTATAGATGTATGAGTATTTTTTATCAAAACCAATAGTAATTTGATTATCAACTACCGAAGTTTCATAGGTTAAAAGACCCATCGCAGGATAGCCTGGATACCAATAGATCTGCATTAAGGCAGGAGCGCCAGAAAACACGTAAGCGCCCGTGCTTGTATTAAAGGTTGCTGTCGTTGCGCCGCCCACTTTAAAGAGTAGATTTGTAGGAGTTCCCAACGCTGAAACGGTAAACAACGTTGAACCAATTGAAAACCATTGGCCAACTGCACCAACTCCGCCGGGAACTGTTCCTGAAGCATCTCCTGAGCTGTCAGTAGAACCGACTCCCGAACCACCCAGCAATCCTACTCTAAAACGGGACAATAAAGGATTATCTAAGAACCATCGAGACCCAAATCGCTTTCGAACTCGTCCTCGGAAAACATAGGCGTTCGTTAAACTCGCAAAGGCCTCGTCAGGAATCAACCATGGCCGTACATTAGTCTGTAGACCAGAGTTTTGATCAAAGGGCGCGATAAAAAAACGGTCTATAGCCATGTTAGTTCCCTATAATAAAGTAAGTAAGCTGAGTTTGGTTGACGTTTCCGAAGTTAGTCCGAGGGATCCACCAGAAATAGGTAGTAGTAAAGTTGCTTGCTACCGTTAGGTAGTTATAGGTTTGAGTTTGTGCTCCAGGTGGAGTGTCCTGCGATACTGATTGTAAGTTAATAGTGAACACATTGTTGAATACTGGTATCCCCGCTCCGGTAGGAAGCGTAAATTGCTGCCATGTTCCATTAGCATAGGATCCCGTGATAGTTCCCCATTTCATCAATATGCCACTTGGCAAATAACTCCATCCTGCCGTAGCATTACCAACGGATGCAGTAATGGGTATAGAGTTACCAGTACTTTGCCTTAAAATACAAAGTTCATTGCTCGTTAGCGTAACGGGGTAGGCTGCATTATCTGCTATCGTTGGCGTGGTGTTGTACATCACAAACTGATTACTTGCTATCGTAGGCAATGGATTATCAGGCTGTGTGGTAAAGGTAACTTTTAGGTGCTCGCCTTGTAAGGATGCTCCATAGTCTACGTGATCCACGATGAAAGCATCTTCAATCGTCAAAAAGTTCTGTCTTATTGGGTTTTGTGTTCCACCAAGGGTTTGCCCTGGCTGAGGTACATCATTTAATGCCATTGGATTCTCCTTTATTGGGTTCCACCGCCTGACCAGAATCCGGGCCCATAAGCGCCTGCAGTACTGGTATTTTCGGTATAAATGGTTGAGGTTCTTTGACTCGTTTGCTGTACAATAGATCTTCTTAAACAAAGACGCTCCTGCATCTTAAACTCAGGCATGATCTGCTGTACTGAATCAAGATCCATACGATCTTCAAATATCTTTTTGGCTGCTCCATAGGCGATATATTGCCACCACTCTTGTAATTGAGGACTCTGACTCTCTGAAAGAAGTTGTATTGGCTGTACATACACTTCCATATTGACTTGGTAAGGCTGATCAGGCACAGGCCTTACGGTGAACTGCCCGTCATAAAAGAGTAACGCTTGTGGTAATGAAACTTGTTGAGGTACCGTCTGGCTATTGATCATGGCTCCTATTCCAGGCGGAGTAGGGAACTTTACCACAAACTGACCGGTAACATAGTTGATATAGTTATTCGGATCTTGGGTTATCGTCGAGGTTGGCGTTCCACCGGGAACATAAAGATTACCTATCGAAGCACTGATAGGGTAATCAATCATTGCAAGGCCATTATCATTTATATCAACGGAGCTAAAGAGGACGTTATTGCGCAGCAATGCGGTCTGTTGGGTGCTTCCCGGTGGATTAATCGCTTGTTGAGAATTTATCACCCCTGTATACTGAACGGTACTCCCATCGCCATCTATGCCAATGGAG